GCCATTTGTTGTTTTATTAAAGTTGCCAATATCGACTATATCCGTTAAAGGACCTTTATTACTAAGATCATCACGAGTTTTAACCAATTGATCCAATTGAGCTTGAATTTGAGATCCACCCAAACCTTTACCAAAATTGTCAAACACTTTACCAGACTGTTGGCGCACATCATTCAATGTACTAATTACATTGGAAATAGATTCTTGATTGACTGTGAGTGTCAATTGGTTGTTATTAGTGGATGCCAACAACCCATCTATATAATTGCGAGCCGTGTCCATCCGCTGTAATTGATCGGGTGTAAATAGATCAATTTTAGCAGCATTAGCTTTATCTTGTAATGCACTCAAATTAGCCAACTCTTTTTGGACACTTTGCAGTGCATCAACATCAGTTTGTAGATTTAATGGAGCAACATCAGTTTTGACTTCAACAGTTGGTAATTCCTTACTAGACTCCGTAATTTGTTGGACAGTTGTACTAAAATCAGGTTGTTTCACTGTAGTAGGAATTGTGACTGGTTCAATCGTATCTTGCATCGCTGATTGAATTGCCGGTCCTGCTTGTTTCACTTCTTTTACAATAGTACTTGCATTCGTTTGTAATGAAACATCAATTGTTTTAATAGGCTGCTCAGCAACTGATTTAACATCTTTAATATCAGATGCTGTTATTTGTGCTGCATCACCCGTTCGTTTTAATGCATTGGTTACTTTATCTGACGATCCAGTAAGTTCTTTAAGAGCAGGAGCCACTTCTTCTAAAACTTTACGGGTCTCAACTAATGCTTGAGTAGGTGCTTGACCTTTAGTACCGGACACACCAATTCTCAAATCCCGTAGAGGATCTGCTTTTGCCGCAATTTCAGTAAGTTTAACTCCAACAGTGTTAAAAGAATTAACCATCCCATCAATTTTAGTCGTATCTAAATTACCTAAAATCTCTCGCATCTTAGTTAATCGATCTATATCAACTTGTAAAACGTCCCCCACGCTTTTATCAATAAGTAAACTACCTTTAGAATCAACACTCAAAGAATCACGAGCTTTACTAACTTTATCTAACTCATCATAAAATTGTTTTGGAATAGAAAGATCAGCTTTGGAATAAGTATCCATCAACTCATTAATTCCTTTTTCATAACCGGAAAGAGCTTGAGTAATCGCTTCAAGCTGCTTTTGACCGTCACTTCCATCTTTAGTCACGTCTTTTAATGTAGTACCAACAGTAACACCTTCTGGTAACTGGTTAGTACTAATTGAATTAGTAAGTTTACTCAATTCTGTATAAGCGGCTTTTAACTGATTAACAGAATCTAATTGTTTTTGTGCACTTTCAGCATCTTGCTTATTACGTGATGATTGATCTCGTGCTTTTTCAAGTCCAATTTGCTGATTTTGGATCTTTTCCATATCCGCCAATGCTTGATCTGTATTTAAACCAATTGACAAAGGCTTTTCAAACATCCGATCCAATTCTAATTTCTTTTCAGCAATCGCCGAAAGCTTGGCAATTGCATTACCGTCATCAAATTTAAGATCAATACTTTTGGCATTATCTTTTTGTAGCTGGATTAAACTAGTTGCTAAATCTTTCAAATCTTTTTCAACATTTGAAAGATCATTTGAAAATCCAGCTAACATATCTTCAAGACCTTTAGCGGTCTTTTCTAAAGTTGTTTGTTGGGCATCACCTGCTAATTTCAGCCGGTCACTAACACTCCCCATGCCTTTTTCAACAGTATTCAAACTATTTGTTACAAACTGTTTAGATTGTTGATCCCAAGGTTCTAATGACAAGCCTTCAATTTTAGACATAGCTTGCTCATAAAGAGCTTTTGCTTTATCCAAATTGCCAGCCGTAGACGCTAAAGATGCTTGATCCGTAAGTTGCTGAATTTGTAATTTCTGTTTAGCAAGCTTTTGAGCATCGTTCAATCCAGAATTTTCAAGCTCATCCCGTTTAGCATTAGCACGAGAAATAAAAGATTGCTTATCTTCTTCAATCTTTTTAATTTTATCAGCATTTGATTTATAAAGTTCTTTTACTCTATCTAATGCTGACTGAACGGATTGGATACCTTTCAAATCCAAATCACGTCGTTTTGTTGCAAATTCTTGCTCCACTTTAATTCTATCGGCTGATCCAATTTTATATAAAGGTAGGATAGAATTGTAATGAGCAGCAATTTCAGTTTTTTCTTTATTCAGGCCCGAAGTAATAATCTTAGTTTTTTCATTCTCCAATCTAACTTTCGAGTCAAATAGTTTTTGATCGAACGTAATCGAGTACTGTAAAAAGACTCCAGTTTCCTTCTTTGCATCCGCTACAAAATACCGAATTGCATCAGACCCGTATTTGACCGCACCGTTAATAGAAGTATTAAATCCTGAGTATTCAGCTTCTAATCGGACTGGAATCGTATAAACATTTTCAGTCACACTAGATGTTGCTCTAGTCAAATCATCAATTTGCCGTTCTAAGCTATTATGATAATAACTATACATCTGACTAGCAGTATCATTAGCAACTTTCTTTTGCTCACCTTGATATGAAGCAAATGTTGTAAACACATCTTTATTGACGGCTTTAACGTTTTTACCCCAACCTATCGCGGCACCAGATAATGTAGAAAATGTAGAATCTCCCAAGGCCGCCGTTGTGCTATAAGTTGCTTTAATCTGAGTCAGTGCAAATTCAGTTTGTTGTTGAATCGCGGAAATGCCCACATCCATTTTGGCTTTAGAAGCATTTGCAATTAAATCTCGATACTTGATAAAAGCATCCGCATTATCCTTATAAATTTGCATGACCTTTTTCAAATCTTCCATGCGGGTAGTCAATTCACTGACTTGAGTATCAGATGTTTTTATCATCTGTGCAACAAGACGTTGCATTGCAGAGAATTGATTACTCAGAGTTACTTCTGCGGAAACTTTATTTGCTTCCGTTTTAACTTGCTCCATCGTAGATTGTAGCGATTCGTGTACTTTAGCCAGTAACGCCGATTTATCAGCGGAATTTAAAGTAAAAATGCCTTGCATAAACTTAGGCATCCAACCGCGTAACCAATAAGGTGTATTAGCTTGATCCAAATCCTTTTCAATCTGCTTCATAACCGAATTAGTATCCACTACACCATGAGCTACTTTTATAGACGCAATGGCATCCGTAATAATAGAACTAATAGTCTTGCTAAATATAGCTGCTTTCTGTTTTATCGATTCCGTTTTAGCAAAAGAGTTTTGTAGCTCACTATCTAACGTTTCAATTAAAGTTGAAAAATCAAATTTAGTGGGCACTACGTTAAAAATAGAACTCTCAACTTTTTGTAAGTTTTCTCTAGCGCGTTGTATAGCATCCTCATCATTGCTATTCTTAGCAACATCAAGAGCTGCTTCAGCAGTTACATAAGCTTGCTTCAATTGAAGCAATTGAGCATAGTAAGCTTGAGTATCCGATAATTCTTTTTGACTACTAGCTCTACTTGTATAGCTAGTATCTTGAACCACTCGCAAATGTTCCCGAAGCTTATTAATAAACTTTTCTTCAGCCGCAATCGCAGCGTCTTTATTCGCATACGTGGTAATTGCATTATTTAATGCAGATACTGATTGAGCTAAATCATTAGCAACAGTTTTACTAGATAACATTGATGTAGAAAATGTTGTCAAAACTTGTCCAGTTTCAGCAGTAATAACCTTTAATCCAGTAACTTGCCCTGTTAATGTGTCAAATGTCTTTTCAAGACTTAATCCTTTTTTAACTTGATCAGATGATTCATTATAACGAGTAACAACCTCATCCAATAACTTTTTAAATTTAGTAGTTTGTTCTTGAACACTCGACAAATTTAAAAGTTTACTTGTATCTAATTTAACATTTTGGTTATTAATAGCTTGCAGATTTACACCAACTGATTCAATCTTTTTACCCAAGTTTTCAAATTCTTTAGTACTATTAACCGCAATAGCTGCTTGACGATCTAATTCAGCATTTACGGTGGTCATATTTTGCACTAAATAGAAAACCACCCCCGATAAAGCAGTTAATGTAGTAATAAACAAACCTATTGGAGTCGTAACCAATGCCAAAGACAAAGCTCGAAGCACGGCAACAAATCCAGCCAAACCACTACCGGCTTTAACCGCAGCCGCCCAAGTTCCCGCTTGAGAAATAGCTAAAGCTTGGCCTGATAAAGCGGCTGCGATCTGTGCATCTCTAACAACTAACAATGCAGATGCCGTTTTAGTCAATACAACCCATAATGTTTGTAAAATAGCTCCAAACTTAGCAGCAGGCACTAGCATCATGGACCATGCTAATGCAACCGTACCAATACCCAGTACCAAGACTGCAAAGCCTGCTACCAAATTATCAATAATAGGTGTTAATGGTCCTAAAGCTTCACGAATTACTAAGATTTTACTGACAAAAGCAGTTGCGATTTCCACAACAGGTTTAAGGGCCATACTTAAACTATGGCCGATTGACTCACCTAATACCCCTAAACTGTTGCTTAGAATTTGCATCCGTCCTGCAAATGTCTTTTCCATCATTGCAGCTAAACGGGCAGTAGATCCTTCAGCACCACTTAAATCGGATTCTAATTCTTTTAATTTATCAGAACCAATTTGCAATAGTGCAGCCATACCAGGACCGGCACGCTGACCAAATAGTTCTAATACTTCATTAGTTTGAACACCCGCTTCTTCAAATTGCTGTAACAAACTCACAAAACCAACAAACTTACCTTTAGAATCAGTAATCTGTAACCCAGCACCACCGATTCGGCGGCTGAGTTCTTCCATGACTCGTGATTCTTCTTTAGTGGGATTCAATAACGCTTGAAATGAACCACGTAAGGCTGTACCCGCTAAACTACCTCTTAAACCGGCATTATGTAATAAAGCAACGGCTGCCGCAGTATCTGTAATGTCATTTTGCATCGTCCCAGCAATGGAACCTACGTATTTAAACGAAGTTCCCATATCTTCCAGCGTTGCCGTTGTGCGGATAGCCGCCATCGACAAAATATCAGATGCTTTTCCGACATCTTCTACAGCTAACCGTTGGCTAGACATCAACTGGACAACGGTATTAGTAGCAGAACCCAAATTGGTTTCGGCAGCAGTTGCAAGTTGTAGTACAGTAGGTAAAGCAGTTATTTGTTGTTCAACATCATAACCCGCTAATGCAAGTTGTTTAAATCCATCTGCCGCTTGCTCGGCACCATAACGAGTTGTGCTACCAATCGTTTCTGTCGTTTTTCCAAGAGTTTCAATAGAAGCTTCAGTTTCTCCTGTAGCACCTCTAATAAACGTTAAAGTATCTTCTAATTTACCAAAAGCTTCCAATCCTTTTTTAAACGGCTCAATCATTGCTTGCCCTAACATCTGCAAGCCCATCGTCATCATTTCCATATTTCTCATGCTGCCAACTAGATCATTTTCTAGTTTACGGACAGCCGAAGCAACTAAATCAGTTTTGTTTTGAACTTCTCCCAAACTACCCGCTAGTTTGGAAGCATTCTGATTCAGCATTAAAGTAAATAAAGATTTTAACCCTTTAGATAAAAATGCGGCTTTATCATCTGCTTCATGCATAGATGAAGCAATATCACCATAACCTTTTAAAACAGTAGAACTTGGAGAAGATCTATTAATGGTTTCCCGAAGTGTTGCTGAAGCTTCCCGCGTACGTTCTAATTCAATCCTTAAACTTTCAGCGCGATTACGAGCATCTTCTAAAGATGCTGTATTAATAGAAAAACCCGCTTGAGCGGCTGATTCAGCTAGATGTATGGACTTAGTAATCTCAATATAAGCTCTAGATAACTCATCTGCTTTAATTCGCAAATCATCCATGAAAGATTGTAATACTTCACGAGGCTTAGTTTCAAAATTGGTTCGCATTAAACCAATTTGAGAGCCCGCTTTAATTAAATCATCTACTAATGTTCGTATTGCAAAATCAAATGAAGTGCCAAAATTAGCTGTAGCACTAGCAGTACCTTGTAATGATTTTTCAGCTTGTTGGATTGCTTCATTCAACCGAATAACAGGTGCTACTGCGGCTTCTAATTCTTTTACTTTAGTACCAAGAGTTTCAACAGTGGCCGGAATGTTTTTAACATCTTGACCCAGTAAATTAAATGCTTCATCGGCAGCTTTAGCTGCTTGTTGGAGTTGGGTAAGATCACCACCTGTTCCAACAGTCCTAATTGCAGTTTGCATAGCAGAATCCAAACGATTCCGTGCATTAGCAACTTCGGCAATTAAAGATTGACGTTCCGCAATTAACCGACTCGTTTCTGTTTTAATTTCTTTTAAAGTATCAGAACTAACACCTGATTGACCCAAACGGGACAATGATTGTTCCGAACTCTGAACCGCAGCATTTAACTGGGTAAACTGGTTTTTTAATTCTTGTAATCGACCAGTTTGCTGCAACAAAATATCAAGAGAAGCGCCACCTTTTTGCAATCCAACATTAATAGCCGCAGTCTGTTCCGTAACTTGTTTGCGTACTGCTTCTAATGCTGAAAGGTTTACTGGACTAGAACTCATCCTCCGTTCAGCTTCAATCACCGATTGAATAGCATCATAAACAGATTGTAAGTTCTTTTTATAATCACTATAAACATTTTGTAGTGAAGAAAAATCAGTTGCCGCAGTTGCAGCTTGTTTAAAAGCACTTGAGATTTTTATAATCTCAGCTTCATACTGTTTTGCAGCTTCTATCCCACTGGTCGGAATTTGAGCTGATCCAATGGATTCAGCTAACCGTCGGTATTCTGTATCAACCAATTTTGCACTAGATGCAAATCCAATTAAATTATTCTTAGCATCCGATACACTTTGCTTTAATCGATTTAATCCATCAATTAAATCTTGTAATGAATTTACTTTAATATCACTAACACTAATTCCTTTTAGTTGTTTAGGTAGTTCAGCGCCTGTCCGGGCTAAATCCGAAAACTTTTTAATAGCAGAATCAATAATTTTACTATTTCTATTCAATACTTCATCAAAAATATCGAACTCTTTTACAATCGTAGCAACAGATGTATTAACCGAAGATGTTGATTTAATAAAACGATCTTGGGCATTAAGTGCTTCTTGAAATCCAGTTTGTACAGATGTTACCCAAGTTTTGTAAATAGTAGATTGATTAGCGACTTCTTTTCCATTACGGATAATAGTGTCCGTCAAATCGTTCAGCTTAGTAACAGTCTCCTGCCAACTTTGAACAGCTTGAGTTTGAGACTTACTAACTTTTCCAGTTGCAGACGCTGCATCTAAATTTGCTTTTTCAACAGAATAGATTGTATTAACATAATCCTGAACAATTTTTATTAAAGATGAAAAATCGCTAAATGATTCTTTTACTCCATTAATAGAAACAGTTGCAATATTCCCTTTTACTGTAGTAACAAACTTCGTATAGACTTTGGTAAGATCATTAACTAATTTAATAGGATCTTTAAGCCCATTTAACAAATGAGATAGGCTTGTCGCGATTGGATTAGTTAATTTAGATTCACCTAATGATAAAATACCAGATCTAACGCGAACCAGCCCATCAACCGCTAATTTTTCAAACGTCTCAGTCGCTTTAGCAGTTTGTACTAACGAAGCGTCAATATGATCAGTTCTAATTTTGGCAATTTCAGAGTTTAGATTTTGAAATTGTTTGGATAATTGTAATACACGAGATTGAGCAGCACTGAGTTCCAAACTCAGTTGAGAACCAAAAACTTGACTGCCATCTTCGCGTTTTGAAAGGTCATATAACCCTTTCAACTTTAATGTAAGCTGTTCTAGTGATTGTTCTAATAATTTAGCAGTTATTTCAGTTTTAGAAAAACCGCCAAAAGTTTCAGGCTGTTTCCCAGCCGTTGCAAATACATTATTTAAACCTTGTACAGCAACAGCCAATCGATTAACTTTTGTTGTTTCCGATACTAACGCCGTGTCGATTTCTTTAAGACTGGTCTCAGCACTACGTAAAACTTGAAGCTCTTGCCCAAGTCTATTAACGGCTGTGATTTGACCCGTGAGTGAATTAGTACCATCAACCAAATATTTATCAACAATTTCCAATACTTTTTGCAAAGTATATAAATTGTTTACAGATTCACGAGTACCAGAATTAAAAAGTTTCCCAAACGACGAACTATCAGTCGTCAATTTTTCAAAGATAGGTGCGAGATGATTTAAACCTTTTAATAATGAATCTAAAGCAGCCGTATCACTGCCAAAAGCTTGCTTTAATGAAGTTTCCCACTGTGTTGTGTCATAGGTTAATAATTTAACAACTCGGCCAATCGCCGCAAATGATTCTTCGATAACCCCTAATCGATCTTGTTGTAAATCTTTTAACTCTAATGGTTGTATTGTGATCTTAGCATATTGACTAGCACCTTTAAAAATATCAGTCACAATGCTAGTCAATTGACGTTGCGCGTTTTCTGCTCTTAATTCAGTAAACGGAACAACAATCGCATCATTAATTGCATCTTTAAAAGGCTGCTTACGACGACTGACAGCCGCCTTGGCTGCTTCCAATACGGCACCGATTTGAGTATCAATAATCGCCGGGTCTAGGCCATTAATAATACTATCTTTTACGTTTCGCAACGCAGCAACAAGCGATTCAAATACGGGTACTGATTTTCCTCTAGAAGCAGTAGCGAGTGTTGATCCAACTTCAAGTAAAGCCTTATCAATAACTTCTACATTAAGAATAGTAGCTTGAGATGCATCCGATAAAGATTTAGCATACTGCTGTGTCCAATTGCTAATACCATTTTGCAATTGGACAAAATAGTCTTTAATTTCCGGGGTAGATTTTCCAACTTGTCCAGCTAAATTGGAAATACTCTTAGCAGCAAGATTGGCTTGCTCAATCAGTTTATCACCACCAATTCCGGCTTCTACTGATTTTCGCAAGCCATCTAAAACCTTCTGGATCGAGCTAGCAACGGCTGCGAATGCAGAACTCGTACTAGAAAGATTAGTGGCTTGAGCACTAAGATTGATTAAGACATCAACGACTGTTTGTTTTACATCAGCCATTATCTCCAACCCCGTAAGTCTTTAGCCAATCGTAACCACTCTTTTCCAACATCCTTACCAGATGTTTTAGGCTTCGGTTGAGTTTCTTTAAGCAGTCGATCAACCGTTTTCTTATCAGCATGAGTACCTACCCACACTGTATATAAGTTATCGGCTCTAGCCAACTGCTTTCTTTTGGAGCCTTCCCTAACAAACACACCAATTTGGTTGAGGGTGTAGTTTTGAACATCCGACCAAGTATGCCCGCATTCGATTAAGAATGCAAGGGTACTTGCTATAGTCGCTGGTTCGTCCCTGCCAGAGCTACTATTTTCTCCCCCAACCTGTTGAAGTTTTTTACTAAACCCTCTTGACTTGCTAAATTTAAGTCAAGACAAGCAATAAATAAATCAACAGCAACATTTAATGGCAACCGTTGCACATCAAATTCATCTAAACCAGACATTTCAGATAAAATACCAGGAGCTTGAGCCATAATTACCGAAACTAAAGTAATAATAGCAGGTACATTGTCTCTTGATAAATCTTTTAAGGTTAAACCTTCTTCAACAAGTAAACTACTAATCCCACTCAATTGTTTCAATACTCTAGCAACCGTTGAAACAGTTAATGGCATAAGCCTTAATGTTGTTGTACCAATTTTAAAATTGGTTTCTGGAAATAATGCCAGCCAATCTTCACTATTTAGGGTTACTTTGTTACCGGTCATACATCACCTCATTAGAAAGAGGGCCGGTTCCCCGGCCCAGACTCACATAATCAAGAAGCAAACACTTTCAAATCCAAATACGGACTATCTGGATGAGCCGTAGCATCGCGAAGAATATCCGCTTGGAACTTCATATTGGCCCAGTCGTCACTAATCAGGCCCGTATCGCCATTGGGAGCGACCTGACATTTCCACGCTTCCAATTCGTAATTACCACCTTCCGGGTTGTCCGATACAAATCGCAGTTTACCAGACACGCTCAAAGCAGTCAAACCTTTAATACGTGTATAAGTAGTAGCCGCACAACCAAAGGTAACAGTCAAGCTACCGGTAATGGTGGACGCTTCGGTAATATAAAAACGCCCCGTACGCGCATCTACAATATAATCTGTAGTTGCCGTATAAGTGGTAGATCCAGACTTAGCAATTACCAAACCTGAAACGGCAGTGGGTAAACTGGTTAAAGGAGCAGATGCGGTACTTGTCCCACCAGTAATAGTTTCCGCAGCCGTAAAGGTTCCAGATAGAACCGCAACTAACAAGTAACCCGTCCCAACCGCTAAAACTTTAGCAGTCGCGGAACTCGTGCCACCAGTAATAGTTTCCGCAGCTTGGAATGGTCCGCCTGTTACTGTTCCAATAGTAACACGCTTCGTTTGAATAGACAGTTTACCCAGCTCATAGTACCGGCCCACTTCTGGAGAAGCGATTGTAACCGATACTTCATCAGCAGCGGCCTGAACAACATCTTCAGACGTACCATAAACCAGCATTTTCCAGTTTTCAGATTCAAATTCTTCCAAAGTAAAACTTAACTGAGGAGCAATTTGCGACACCGCCGACTTATCTTTGGATTTCAAACCAGACATGGAACTAAAATGATCCAAGCGGGTTACGTTAGCCGTAAGCGAAACTTCAGTCGCGTTTCCAAGATGACGCTCACCTTTATAAGAACTTGTTAATTCATCAAAAGGCGCCCAGTACAAGCTACCACGGCCCAAAACATAGTTTTCAACATTAGGAGTAGACATAAAGATACCTCATTAACGGTTATAACCAAAAAATCGTTCGGTGTATTGAATTTCGTATTGCACTGCACAATCCACAGTATTAGGTATAACTTCTACTGTTTCATCAAACTTCATAGAATACGCAATTAATAAATCTTGTCCCTCTAAACCATCAACTCCTTTATTTTGCACGAAACGCTCATCCAACTCAAGTGCTTTCTGTATACGCAGTTTTTTACTTCTTCCTTCTGTGTACATATTAACACGATCCACTAACTTTGACACATACTCAATTTGAATAGGTTGAGTAACAAGATAAATACCTTTATTACGAGTTGGAGATGATTGCCGGACGGTCATTAACTCAAAAATATGTAAACATGGGAGATTTTGATTCCAAATACCCCAAACACCACCTGATCCTTCATAAATTGGAATGCTTGGAAATTCTGCCCATAAACGACGTTTAAACTCTTTAATGATTAAATCAATTTTCAATTCAGGATCTAACATTTGCAACCTCACTAACAAAAGACTTAACCATTTTTTTAGCCTCTTGTTGTGCTGCTTCTGTTAATAAAGGAATTGCTTGTTGAGTAATAAATGTTTCAGTTCCATCACGTAACCAATATGACGGTTTTACTGACACTTGATGAATCAGCGCATATAACCCTACTTGCTTAAATTTTACAGTCTGACCTGGACCCGAAACTTTGAACTTACCCACAATGAGTTTACCCGAAAAGCTTTGCAAGCTTCCGGTTTGAGCATCATATTCACCTGGACTGCCCAACTGATAATCATTAGCAATACCACGCCTATTTAAAGGTATTGTAGTTGTTTTAACACCTGAAGATTGAAGTAATGTAAGAACTTCCCGTGGCAACTTACCTTTTACATTTAATGATAAATTACGTAGCGAATATAAAGGTACTGCCAAATATTGATTGCCTGCTTTTGGACTAATAATACCACCTACATCATAAATTCGAGCAAATTTTGAAGCTTCTCCAGCAACTTTAACTTGAAACGCACTAATACCACGACCACCACCACCGGTTGTAACATATAAACTATTTCTAATTTTTTTATGGCCTAATGGCCGCATTATTGCACCTTTTTCATTACAACTTAATTTAAGAGTAGTTAAAAATTTTCCCATCAAAGTAGGCTTATACTGCTGATTGAGTGCCCTAAACCTAAATGTTGCATCTTGTTCAGAATTAGCTAACATCTTGGATAATTTAACAAGACCATTAACTCCAACTGCACGTAATTTAAGATCAACAATACGGGCCATTACACACTCTCAGCGGCACCAAAATATACATACGGGGATAAAATTGTTTGTACTGATTCTAATAAATCTCCAGCATCAGGTGAAGAAGCAACAGTCATCTGACCAGATGCTCCACGACTTGTTGATTCATTACCTTGTAAAGAAGATAAACCTAATCCAGGTAAACGGTTATAAATCGCGATGGTTTGCATCACCAATGCAGAATGAATAGCTGCATCATCGGTACTAAAAATATAACCACCTACATAATCCAATTCAAAATGAATACGTGAAGCATCACCAATACTCAGATTAGCAGCATCAGGATTAATTTTAATGAGTTTATTTCGTACAATCCAAAAGTCAGTGTTCTCTACTAATGGATCACTTTCTGTAATAGCTGTTAATGAATCAGAGTATGGATTATCAATTAAAACAATAGAATTGACTGTATCAATAGGTGTAGTTTTTACTCGTACCCTAGTATCCTGTTCATAATAACGCTCTACATAATTATCTTGCACAAGCTCCCTATTCAAATAAGTTACCACCATTCCATACGCAACACGAGCACATGATATAACTCTAGGATCGGATGTTACAAGCGAATCAGACCCATAAGCTCGTAATTGTAAAGTCGCACAAGCTTCTTTAACAACCGGAGTTAAATATAAACTGATCGCTTGTACATCCATAATTAAGCCTTACGAGTAACTTTACGTGATACAGGAACAGGGTCTGGAGCCGGGTCAGCCACAACTTCAAGGGCCGGATCAGCAACCAGTGGATCTTCAACACTGGATGTGGATGAAAGCTCTACAGAAATTTCTAGTGCTTCCTCTTTTAACCCAGTGAGTGTGCGGACTACATAGCCACCACTGGTAGGTACGGCGTCTACTTGTTGCAAGTCGAGTCCAAACCGCTGCACCCATCTTTGACACTCCGTAATGACGAAACTGCCAGTCATAAGATGCAAGTTATTCTCTGAATCAAACAACTGGCGTCGGCATCTGTATATAGCCATAAAACACCTTTACAGTAATTGGATGCGGTTACTCAACCGCATCCAAGCCGCAACTACAAAGAATCAACTGGCCGAGGTTTTAATCACAACGCCAGTTTCAGGTAAGGCATAAGCCATACCTTCACGCTGTAATACACGCAAGAAAATTTTATCTTGCGTAAAACCAACGTGCTCAGAGCGAGCAATCGTCATCTGCTGACGGTCGCCAATATAAAAATGCTGCAAATTGCCAAAAAACATGAACGGCTTGCCAGCACCAGAAGCCGTAATAGATGGCATTAACTCACACAAAGTATACGGGAAACCCCAAATCATACCGGGCTGACCATCGGCGGTAGGCTGCGCCCAAATATAATTACCAGAGCTGTCTTTCAACTTGCGGAGCACATTCAGTACTGTACGATGCAGATAAAACTTAGCACCACTCGACAGCGCAGCCGGTAGTAAAGATGTTACATCCGCTAAATTATCGGCAGTCACATCCGAAAATGCAGTCTTAGTGGACGGCAAGGTGAACGCAGTCACATCAGAATTATGTAGCACACCATTGAACGGGTCTCCGGCAGTTACATCGCCAGTAAAGACAACCCGATCTTCTTCTTTCGCAATGGCCTGTCCAAACAACATGCTCAATAAATTGGCAATAGGAATGGACGAATCTGCCAACAATTCACTGGTCATAGGCACTAATGCCGCCAGCTTCTTGATGGTCATGCGGAACTCACCAAAACTCGGCTGAGTCTGGGGAATAGTTTGACCTTCACCAATCCAGTAAGTCTGAACACCACCAGTTAGTTTGGGCATAACCAGTTCAGTGGACTGCATCGGGATAATGGTGCAATCCTGACGCGCCAGACCATACTTTTCAATAATCGAAATCAGTGTATTCCGATATTCAGGCCGAACAAAATAACCACCTTCGGAATCACGCCCTTCAGTCATATCCTTAACAATAGCATCATCACGAACAAAAATACCGCGAACCATGCTGACAAAGTCTTTAGCCAGCTTTTCATTCGTGAAACCAAAATGACCAGAAAAGTCAGGGGTTGAACCTGCCTGTGCAGCCAGTTCAACACAACGAGTTTCAAGATCCATAACACGAGTTTCAAGAGCTTTCACCACCGCATCTTGAGCATTAAACATGCTAAGAGCTTTACCAACAGATGTGGTGAACTCACTCAATTGTTTTTGCACATCAACGGACATAGCATCACCTTTAATTAGAACTAATGAATTGTTGTCAAACTTCAAGATTTGTTTTGAACAAATCTTGAAGTTGCCCTAAAGTTGCACTCAAATCAAATTCTGGTGTCTTGGACTCTGG